TGTGGCTTTATAGGTGCTGGTAAAATAAGATCTTTCTCCAGCGGAATCAGCAACCGTATTCTGTGTATAGATATCACCAGTTGTAAACTGATGATCTTGAACTACGTTGTAATATTCTCCCTTGATGATATCTGGAGTATCAAACGTGTCGGCAGCTAAGTCAGCTTGGATAACATTTTTATTTATATACTTACGAAAGGCATCGTTGTTAGCATTTAAATCATCAGCTAAGACTGGCGTTGCTGTGGTAAATACAACTGGTGGTGTGTAAGACATTACCTGACTCCCATTGCTACAAAGTTCCATTGTCCAATCTGTATAGTGTTAATAGTACATCCACCAAGAGGTGCTTGCACTTTTATTTTTACTTTGGCAGCAGTAACTGTGATATCACTACCAGTCTTGTTGAGCCAAATGTATGAAAACATTTCCTTCTGAGGAAGCACAAATCTTTTGCGAGTAGGTTTATCTCCGAATGCAAAGTTAATATTTGCTGAAGTTAACCAGTCTGTATAACCTCCGGGCATTGTGCTGTTAGTATTTGCAAGAAGAGAATATCCGTACTCAGGAGATATCTTCGTATCTACGGAAGCAACTGTTATAAAGAATGCATAATAATATTGATCACGTTGTCTAGCAAAGTTTCCTCCACCATCATTTCCTTCAGTACAACCAACGATTGTAGCATCAGCTTGGAAACGAATAGCCTCTCCAGCTTTTATTACTAAGGGAGAGTTAAACGTTATTGTTGCTCCACCACCATGAGAGAGTGTGGTAAACGTGGAGCTATTATAGTTTCCCGTGGTTGCTACTGTTGCACTAGAATATCTTAACTCATGAAAAGTTGGATGTGCTCCAGTTGGTTGCTGAGACAGATCTTGTAGGTGCCTTCTGCTGATTGCTTCTGTTCTGGTGTTGTCTGCATTAATAGTTAGTGATGCAGTTTGCATATTAGAATACTGATTGTTTGCATTAGAGGAAGAGATTGTCTCTCCCGGATTTGCAGCATATAAATATGTAGTTTTTACTTGAGCCATTTACTTTCTCCTATCGGTACTGATTACGAACCCAAAGATTACCACCGTTATAAGTCAAAGACTGAGCAACAAAGATATCATAGTTTGCAAAGAATGACGCACTATAAACGCCGGGGTCAACGAAGCTTGCATTAAAACGAATGTCTATAACTACAGGCTTTGAAGAACATGGTGCTGAGAATGGTAAATCAAGAGTGTATCTTTTGGGCCAGATTAAACCTGAAGCACTCACAAGAACATCATCAATAAATACAGCCCATTGGATTGGGTAATCTATACCTATTGCAATACGAGCATTAAGAGCAGTACCAAACGGATCGCTTGGATCAGTTACACGAACGTTGGCTTCACCGGGAAAGTATGTAAAGTCTATAACTGCATTTCCTACAAGCATACCTTCAAGAGCCTCAAAAGTAACCTGTGCTCCTGAACTTAGATTATTAGTTTGTAACTGTATGTCCGAAAGCTTTACCCAAGCGTTACCATAATAAAGTTGATTCGTCGCTACTAGTTGAACTGGTGTTAGCCAAGTCAGAGATTCTGATTGGTGGTAGGATTGAGTTGACATGTAAGAAGAGTAAGTTCCATCAGCATTATAATAAGTTTGATCTACTACTGGTTGAGCTAAATGTGTGGCTGTTACCTGTTGGAGAGGAAGTTGATGACCATCAAGCTGACCATTAAACTCTTGAAGAGGAACTTGGATCTCGCTATTGAAATCTTCTTCTTTAGCTTGACCTCCATTTAGTATTGTTCTGCTTGTATAACTTCTAGCCATTTCTCTTCTCCTCTATTGTTTACCTGTCGGCTTCCAGCCCAACCCTGCTACGCATATAAAGCCGTTATCGGGTCTAATGTTGCAACTCGTAATGAAAATACTTTAAAATACTTTATTGCCTGCTCGTTGCTCCGTTCTGGTTTAGTGTCTTGTTCTGTGATCCCACAGCTTCTATCTGATAAGATAGAACTTGGATTATGTTTGATGAAAATAGGCGGAACTTGAACTGAGATATTAGAGATGTTCCTATATCCCAGCGTATGCGAGTTACTTGTGACTGACTCCAAGTAGATTTATCCCATACCGCAGGATTGCCACCGCTGATTCCGTATGATGGTTCAGTAGATATTGTTTTAACAGTTTCTGGTTTCAAGGGAACCTGTGTTCCAGACGAGGTATATGTATATCCCCAGTCTGTTGCCCAGATTAAAGAGATTGGATTGTCTCCAGAGGTAATAACCTCCACCTCAACAGAGATAACTCTCTTCTTCTTTGAGTCATCTCCAAAATCTGTCCATACACTCTCCCAAAGATCTAAAGCTTTTGGAATGTTAGCTAATGTAAACGTGGTAGTGCCCTGTCCAAGAGCCGCTGCTATAAGATATTGTCCAGCAAACCTAGAGGCAGACCATACTTGTAGGCCAACACCGGGAACTCCCCATCTATTTGCAATATCTTTGCCCGGATTAGGAAGTAATCCAATAATGATCCATCCGTTTGGATCTGTAGCCAGATAAGTGAATGGCATACCTCTGCCATCTTTATAAAATCCTTCAGAAAAACGAAATGACCATTCGTTATTAAAGATGTGATAGACAGAACCTCTAGTATTCTCTGTGTCTCCGTCAACTGGATAGTGAACCCAGTATTCTTTTTCTCTTTCTGAATAAGTAGCAGTTGCTCTTGGTAAAGCCGACAGAGAAATACGACTCATTTCTTTTTCAATGTTATCAGACATCTTAGTGACTTTGTAAACTGCACCACCACGAATAGAACCGGTGATTGCATGGATACCATCTTTGTTTAAAAACATTACACCAACACCACCAACCAATCTGATGGTATTTGTAGCTGTAGTTCCTACGTTGGAGTCAAGTGTGGTGATAGAGTATGTACCATTGTTATATGTAATCAGTTCTATTGAGCGTTCGCGGAATACTAGGAGAACATCGTAGAAGGGCACCAGAGCGGTTATAGCCCCTCCATCTCGTAGACCTACATCAAAGGTCGAGAACGCATCGAACTGTTCTGGAAGGCCCGGTTTAGAGTAGATAATGCTATACGGATTCATTTCTCCGCCAGCCAGCCATATCGAGTTATTGAACGTAGAGCAATATTTCCATTGAGAAGATATAAGAATAGAGTCGGTTCTATCTGGTGCCACAACAGATAGGTCTTGATCTGGAGTTATGTCTACATAAGTTATGTCACAGTTGTTATCTATTTGAGCCACAAGATAATATATTTCCCCAGAACCAGAGACACCATCTTTACGATTCTTTGTTCTCCAGATCCTTCTTGCGACAGTTCCCTGTGGGCCTACAGGAAGCTTAGAGATAAATACGCCATACTTTCCTTCGGGATAATCTGAGGTTGCTGGTTTTGGATTTCCTCCTGACGGACCATTCTCAGAGGAAACAACCCAGCTTGCAGATGAAGGTTCAGAGATTGGAGATTCAGAACCAGTATCTGTTACAAAGGTAAACTTATAATCATATCTATTGACTGCACCAGTTAGAGGATCACCAAGACCATAGTAGCCGCTAGCAGATAACCGAATACAAGTCATTCCGTCCGATAGATATTCAGCTTTACCTTCTCTTGTCCAAGGAATAGTAGAGCTATTATCTAGTGCAGAGTTTCTATATTGCATATACTGTGTATCAACGTTAGCAATAACACCAGTTGGTGTTGGTTGAGTAAATCCAAAACCAGATACTAACTCTCTTCCCCACCACTTCAACATACGATTGCTGCCATTGATGATTAGATTAAATCTACCATAAGTTGTAATCTGTGTACCGCAATCATCTGGCTTTGGAATACGTCTATCGGTATCAAGAATACTAGTTTGTCTTACGATACCTGTGGTTCCTACGTTTCCCATATCATATTGTAAACTACCATTCTGCTCGTATAGGTAATAAGTTTCGGCGGCTTGGTGTCTAGTGATTACTGATAGGAAGCGAATAGGTTGAAGCTTACCTGCCACTTCAAGACTTTTAAAAGTTACAGTAGAATCAAATGGTATTAGAGGCTCTATTCCACGATCATTTACCCAACCTCCACCCGAAGGGTCAGGATGAAAATGTCCAGTAATATTAGAAGCTGCATTAGTAGGAGGCTTAAATCTTTGATTAACGCCACCAGCTTCTATTTCATTTGTACTTTGAGTTTTCATTTATTCCTTATGGTGTTAGCTTAAGGCTCGTAGGATCATAGAAAGGGAACCCATCATTACCAATAGTGAAGCTCCCTCTAATAAACGTTGTGTCAACGGAATCTATATAGCGTTTTTCAAGACCAACAATAGCCTTATCAATCTTTACTCTATATCTATCAGCTAGATCTGTATTACCAGATTTATTATAAATATCTTCCAGAACACCATAGACAACAAGTTGATGAAACTCTGCTGGCATTTGTGGAGTATCAGTAGCAAGACCCATACGAAGAGGCTTCTTCATATAGCGGACTTCTAATCTACGGAAGTATTCTTCATCTGCTTTTGGAAGTGACTCTGTACCAGTTACTGCTGGATTATAGAAGTCAAAAGAGTCGATACGAGGATAAGGTCTAATGCGTGGAATAGATCCATCCCATTCTACATAGCGAGGATTACCACCATTAAAACTATTGATAAAGAAAAGAACAACCTGACTTGCTTCATCACTAACTACCAATGGTTTGTGAGCATCTACAGAAGAACCTTCAGATCCAACAAGAGTACCATTGGTAATCGCTCTCCAAACAGGAAGCCCCAATCTCTTGCCTGTAGTTGGACTAAAGTTAGAGTTATAATAAAGAACTTTGCGTAGTCCTTCAAACTTGTTTGGTGCATAGTCACTTAAAAGAGAAAAGGCTTGTGCTGCGATTGCTTTATCATCAAATGTAGAGAACTGTAAGGTAATGATAGAAGTTGATGATCCTTCCTGCTGTGCAGGTTGTGATAGGAAAGTTAAAGGTTCAGAGAGTGGACCTATCTTTGCTCCAAGATAATAGAACGCCCAGCAAATCTCAAAGTATGTACTAGCTGGTATAGTTGATGCAGAAGAATAAACCTGTGAGATAAGCTTTAGTTTCTCTGCGGGAGGAACATTGACTGGAGGAGTGTCAACATAACACTCTGCATAGTTACCAGTGTAATCTTCACGAAGATTTATCTCTTCTTCTTTACGCTTTGATAGACCAGCAACTTTTCCAAAGGGAGGACGCTGACCGCTGACAGCAGGAACATCACGCTGAGATAGATTAAGAAGTTCAAGACAATCTTCTGGTAGATCATAGAAGCGTTTCTTAACTACCCAAGTTGTATTATCTACAACATTTCCACCACGATAAGGTTCTGCCAATCTTATCTCAGTATCTGAGACTACCTTAAGGATGGTGTATTCTCTGCCATTTACTTGGAAGAGTTCTCCTTCATAGGCTGACCCAACAGAACCATATGACTTAGCAGTATCGTGAGTAGAGAATGGCCCAAGTGATACTTCCGCAAGAAGCATAGGAACAGAGCCAGAGAAGGTTACTCTGCGTGAACCATTTAGAACGTTGACATTTTTGCCTGTTCGACCAAAGTTTAGGTCTGGATATATTTTAATAAAATCTTGTACTTGTGAGAACTTCCAGCGTTTTGCTGTCCAGATAGAATAGAAAGCATCATTAATCAAATCATCAACTTGATCCTGATACGTCTGCAACTCTGGCGAGTAGTCAGTTATGTTCTTAACTTTGTTTCTTAGATCTTGTAGATTCATTGTAGATGCTCCTATTAAAAAACCCTCCCTCCCGTTTATTTGAGAGAGAGGGTTTTATTTACATTACAGCGGATTAGAACTGTTTGATAACAACTACACGCTTCTGTGTTGCGCCAGCAGCAGCGGGGATAGTTTCTGCAAGAATACCACAGACAGGCTGGGTTGTAGAAGCAGCAAGGTCTACCTGACCGGCAGTATTGGTGACCTGTAGAAGAACACCGATAGCGTTACCTGCGCCTGCGTTGTCGCCAACGAGAGCATTACAGACACCAGCGATACAAACCTTAACACGCTGACCAGAGGTGAGTAGACCAGAGGTAGAATCTGCACTAACCACAACACCGAATGGTGTGCGAACTGGTGTAGAGTTTCCGTCTGCTTTAAATACGCCGAGTGTTACGTCAGCAGCAGCAGTAGCAGCGTAGTCAAATGCAACCCAGTCGCCAACGAGAAGAGTCTCTCTTGCGATAAAAGTTTCGTATTGTCCACGATCCATAGTGATAGAAGTTGAGCCGACAGTTCCAGAAACCAGAGGGTCTGTAACTGCGTCTAACTTTTGTAGTAGAGTTGAAGTAGCCATTTTTTTATTTCTCCTTTTAAGTTAGATTAGAATACATCGCCGTTGATTATAACGCCGCAAGAACCAAGATGGTCAGCAATAAGTTGTCCCTTGAAGTATACGGTAGCTGCGCGAGCAGTAGTACCAGAGATATACTCGAAAGGTGAAACGGCGAAGTCGCCGTCTTTGTGGATGACCATTTTGACACCATCGAAGTTGAGGAAGTACATGGAGTAAACGTTGGCACCGCCGCCGTTTAGAGGCATGTCAGAATCGGCAGAAACCATAGCTCCTGCATAAGCAAGGGCCATTCTTCCACCATCTAATGTCTTTTCATCAATGTATCTCTCATTGATAAAGAGGGTTCTCTTGTAGTTGGAGAAGGCTGCGGTTGATGCTATGACAGAGTTGATTTCGCCCATTGGGGTTACAACGTTTGAAGCAGTATAGACGTTATGCATCGCTCCAAGACCACCAGTACCGAAGGCACCAGCAGCGGTCTGGAACTGATTGAAGAAACCGGGAACGTTAAGAGTTGCCTTGTTTAATCCACCAACTACGGAGGTCTGAGTAGCACCGGGAACGCGGGGTTCAAGGAACTTGTTAGTACCAGCAGTTGAACCATTAAGAGTGTTCATGGTGGTAAGAGTTGCAGAGTTACCAGCGATGATCTGCTTGTTAAGTTCACGACGAAGAAGGGACATAACGGAACGCATACGAGCTTCTACGATTTTGACTACAGCCTTTTCACCGCTGTTCTCAAGCTCTTCTTTCTTTGAGATAACGATTGGAGCTGCGAAGTCACACCAGTCATAGATAGCTGGCTTAAGAACGTCAGCAACTGCAAGTGATACTGGCTCATAACCAGTTGTCATTAGAGAGATGCTGGAGTGTTCTGCTACGGATAGTGGGCGTTGAATCTTGATGCCACCATCTTCGTATTCAATACCACCGTGTTTTTTTGCGTCGTCAAGGAAGGGTACTTTCTTGAAGAGTTCATCGACTTCACCATCTCTGATAGAGTATAGGGTCGATGAGAGTAGATCATTAGTTATTGCCATGAGTTGTCTCCTTATTTAGTTAAAATAAATACATTAGTTGTTAATCTCAGCCGATAGTCCCGTGGGTTATTATCTTATGAGGGATAACAACTAGTGCAAAGTATTCCAAAAGGAGGTTTGCTATTTAGTTGTCGGTCCTATAAGATAAAGGGAACGTCAAGGATTATCGTCTAATCTTATTTCCAGTCCTATTCACGGCAGCAGAGGCTTCAGGATTTTGTTTAAAATACTGATAAGCTTCCCACGAATCTTTAAACTTAGGCACGACCGTACCATTAATGTTCTGACCAGCAGATGTTTTAGAGACAGCGGCTACCCTTGTTTTCGCAGCGTCCCGATCCTGACCAGCCTGTATTGCGGCTTTCTGTCCCTTCACAATATAGTATGCGTCCTCTAACAAAAGATCTTCTCTTGAGATAAGAAGCTTAGCGATATCATCTTTGTGGTTCATTAGGTCTGGATTGGCAGACTTAAAGGCTTCAAGCTGTGCTCCCCTCTTTGTTTGTTCCAACTCTTGCTGAAGTGGATTCAACATTTGCTGAAACATCTTTGCAGCCTCTTGCTGTATCTTTGCTTGGATACCTTCTTCTGACCAAGGATCGTATTCGATTGGTCTTGTAGCCATCTGATCAATCTGAGTTTTAAATCCACCATTGAGTAAAAGCTCTCGCTCTCTGATTAGATCTTGTCTCTGTGATTCTAATGACTTACGCTGCTCTGCTACTTCTTGAGTTTTCTGTGTAGCCATAGCTCTTAGGTTTGCTACGAGTTTTCTTGCATCCTCTGGGATAGATTCTAAGATTTGATTGTAAGGCTTCAATCCCTTATGTGTCTGAGACATAATCGGATCATCACCAAAGTCAGCACCCATCAACTCCTCAAGAGTTAACTCATAATCATTACTCTCTACAGGAGCAGCTTCAACTACTTCTGGAGTAGTGTCGTTTTCGACAGTTCCATTATTTTCCATTTTATTATTCCTTTAAGACATTCTGCTTGAAAATAGTTCTTCGATGTTAGGGGATTGTTCTGCGGTTTTATCTAATGCCATCTGATCACCCATTGGAGATTGTCCTGCTGGTGTCATTTCTTTTGCCATTTCAGATCCTTCAGAAGTCTTTAGAAACTTCTTGAAGGATGGAGTTCTGGATAATCTATCAAGTTTGCCAGCGATAACCATAGCTGCTGCATCACCTTCTGACAGATCTGATACGGAGAATAAAAGCTCCATAGGAACTTCCTCTGATTCACTTGCATCAACAGTTGCTTGTTCAACCATCTTTAATACTCTAACTAAGTCTGCACTTAGTTCCTTTCCCTTGACGGCAGGAAGGCCAAACATAGGAAGAACTTTATTGATGGAGTTGGTTAGACCAGTTAAAGCTTTTGGTGAAAGCTTAACTCCCTCAATCATAGAAAGAAAACCCTCATCTTCCTGAGAGATAGACTCTTCGATGGAATCTTCCATTTCTTTCTGTGGACCTTCCATACTTCTTTCTGAATCTTTACCGCCAATAGCGATCATTACTTTTGCCATTTACTCTCCTGTGAATGTGTTAGCTGCCAATGTTTTAACTGCGCCTGTTTCGCCTAGACAATCTTTGGCTGGCAGGACTTCTTCAATAGCTCTGACCTTCGCTTGTGTTGTACCACCATACAGATCAACTTTATCTTTATAATCTTGCAAGATTTTATCTTGCTGTTGTTTGATGGAGATTTCTGCGGACATTCTTTTTTCAACGAAAGAATCTCCGCCAACTGCATCCAAAGGAATCAATCCTTTTGACTTAGCAATCTTTTCTCTCTGGTCATTGTTGTAGTAGGTAGCTCCCAGTCCTTTATCAAAGCAACCGTTAACTCCCCACTTGCCAGTCTGATCTCCCCATTTACCGGAAGTCTTTGCTGGTGCAGATACTAAGGAGCGAAGTGGTCCGTCACAGTCCTTACAGATCTGAGTATCTTTGTTCTCAAACTTACACAATCTATCAGATTGTTTCTTACAGGTATAACATATGAAGTCGTAGATTGGCATTTATCCTCTTGGTAGTGCGATGTTTGCGGAAGGTGCAGAGCCAGCCAACTGTTGTGCTAACTGTTCAGCAGGTAATCCTTGTGGTGGAGCTGCCTGTTCAGGCATATTCTGAGGTATCTTTGTTTCAGGAGGAGCTTCAACTATTTCACCAAAAGATTTAGGTAGATCAAACTGCTTAATGATTTCATCTTTAATCTTATCCACAGGGATACCAAGTCCTTGTAGAAGAGGAAGAAGCTGAACCAACTCATTCCTTTTCATGATTGAAGCAATAGGAGTATTAGACTGGTCAGAGGCAGCAAAGCGAAACTTACCTTCCAACTTCTCTGCGGTTACTCTATAGACTTCACCCTCAGCAATAACGGTATCCTCTGCATCTTCAGCCTTGAGAATGTCTACAAGCATCCGAATATAAATCTGTGAGACAAGTTCGATTGCTTCATCACGTTCTCTTGCCATCTTACCAATCTCTGAAGCCGTGTAGTTGGCAAGTGCAGCTACCTCTGTGGCAGTAGCTTTAGTTGCCTCTCCTCTGACGAAGGGAGCCAACACAGAGCCTCTCTGTAAATCTCCTTCAACAGCCGCAAGGTATCTATCAAAGTTAGAGGAAAGAGGTGGAACCTCAACGGCTTTAATAAGTCCATCAAGAGATTCTGCATCAACAGGAATCATAGCACCGTCAACACCAGAGGTAATCTTAGCTAGGGATTCTTCGTCAATCTTTCCTTCTTTATAGAGGAACTGTCTGCTGTCTCTGCGGACTGCGTTTGCCCAGAAGGAACGAATAATGTTTTTCTCAAAACATTGATCATAGATACGGAATAAAGATGAATAACCTTCCAAGGGTGAGTCTGGTATTCTTGAATAATAAAGAGGAGCAATCGTAGGTAGCGGCTCATCATCATAGGTTCTAACTGGAATGGGAGATACTTCATCCAGCAGCTTAGTTCCGGCAGAATAGTTTGGTGACCAGATATAAAGACAATCATAAACAAGATCGTATAGTTCAACCACTTCAATGTATTTATATTCGTCAGGGATATCTTCATCCTGTGAAGTCTTGTAAGGGTTGACATCTTGTTCAAAGTAATCTGACTTTACTACTGACAGATATTTCTTTGCACCATAAAGTTCTTTCGCTTTTGCAACGGGAAGAAAATAAGCGTGACCACAGAACCTCTGCTCGTTCCACTTGCTTGCATCAAAGTCAACAATAACTTCCCATGCTGGTACAGGTCTGACAGAAATCTTATCAAAAATAACGTTGCTGTTTCTGTAGGACAGCTTGAAGAAAGAGTTGGGGTAGATGATTGCCATTCTGGAACCATTCTCAAATACCTGTCTCTGATCAAACAGCCAGCGATTAGTTAGAGCCTTGACTACCTTTGAGTTTCCTTTGCGAACAGAATCATTACCAACCTCTACTGCTGGTGAACGTGAGAATAGAGATGCAATATATCCTTCTGTAAATGCGTAGGCATCTGCGATCTCTACTCTTATCTGCGTTGCATCAAAAGAAATGTCGCTGAACATCCTAGTCTCATAAGCATGTTTAAGCTTACGCATGAGAGTAGCCTGTTGTTTCCAGTAGTTTCTATGATTCTGGTGAATCGTTCTTACAAGATTGCACGACTCTTTTTCTGTACGACTCATATTTAATCCTCTACAATGATGGTGGTTTTGTCTAATCTTTTATTTGCCCAGTATGTTTTTATAGCAGCAAGTCTTACTTTCTTATGTTCTTCAG